CAGCGATTTGTTCAGGATTCATGATTAGTCTTCTTTCTCAACAGAATTAAGTATCTTGCTAATTTTTGTGCTCGCATCAGTGAGATAGTTTTTCAAAATTTTCTTTTTCTCATCAATACCAACCTGTAGCTGCCCTACGGTCTGGACAGCTTTAAAGTAGGAAGACATTTCATCAGTAATTTGTTTAGTGACTTCATTTATACCATTCAGATTCTCAATAGTGTCAGATATCTTTATCAACTCATCAACCTGCTTGGAAAGTCCGATGACTTGCAGGTGGGTGATTAAATGTAACAATACTGATTCAGGAGCTTTCTTCTCAATAGCCTTCTTGTAACTATTGATGAGTAAGTCCTTATGCAAGAACATAACATTTTTATCATTTATAAAGTGATGCGGGTATTCTTTGTGAATACTATCATCGCAGCCTATAGGGAAGGCTGCATCAGGCAGCTTATCTATAGTAAGGCTCTCCAGAGTGGGAGCGTTTTTCATCAGTTTTGAATTGTGCTTGTATGCGATTAAATCAGAAGAGATCATCTTATCCAATCCCTCATCTGAAATCATCTTCTTGACTACATTAGCAAAAGTCTCAGCATTGGCCGGCTGTGTAGTGAGGGCCACATGGTAAAGTTCGCCATCATCAAGCACCCAGACTTCCTTCTTCATCTTCTCATTAAATTCTCTAAAGACCTTAGTCACTCTCCCGCCGATAGAGAACCCGTAATTGATGCCGGTCTTGACTTGTTTCATTATAAAATCAACACCAGTAGAATCAGTGGTCTTCATCAGCTTAGCAACAAGGCCAAATTTATCATCAGTTCCGTAAGTCTCAGTAATAACCCCAACAGTATCAGCTGCCTTATTGGGATTGTGAGTGTTGTCAGTGATAGGAAGACCTTTAGCGGTGCTCCTCATTTTTGCAATGAAGTTCTTAGACACCCGCTCATCATCCCTATCTATTCCAGTAGTGGAGGCAATACCCTTAACCATAGGGTAATCATCTCCATCATAAACCTTTCCCATGTCTTCATTATTCTCACCATATATTTTTTCAAACGGTATAAACGTATTAAATTTACCATCTTTAAGTTGGAACTCTTTCACAACTACTCCTTCATCTTTAAAATAAGAAAGAAAACATTTTTGTACAACATCCTTACACTTATCATTTTTATAAGACCAAACATTGTCTTTTAGGTAACAGAACTTTTTAATATATTTCCATGTATCATCTTTATTAAATCTATTACTAATATAACTTAAAACAAAAACTAAACCTATACCCTTCTTAAATCTTTTTTCATCATCAGCCTTCCAAATGTACCTACCATTAATTATTGTTTTAAAAAAACCAGCGTTAGGTAACACCTCTTTAATAGTTTTCTCTATAATAGTTTCTTCATCCAACTTGTCACAGAAATACGCTACAGACTTCACCATCAATAGGGCTGCTTGAGGCTCGTCTTGCTCAAATATGGATTTCAGAAATGTTTTTAATTTCCGCTTTCTACTAGGAGCCTTACTATGCTCAAACTTCATAGACCAATAATATGCCTTAGCAAAATCATCAAAATACTTCTCTACAAAATTCCGCCATTTACCTTGTGCAGAAATCTTACTTAGAGAAAATATTAAATCTGTGCTACTTATCCTAATAAAACCAAAGCTACTAAAATCATCACAATGGTCTATGTAGGGAAAGGTCACAGTTCTTGTTTTGTCATCACTTCCTTGCATGTTAAGTCGTATGCTCCTATTGTTCCAAGTAAAGAGCCACTTTCACCAGCAGGAAAGGAATATTCCTTGCTGAGTTTAGATTCTCTTTCAGAGATTATTTTAGTAAGTATTTCTTGTAGCTCTGTGACTTCAATCTTCTCCAACCCAGTAGGTACTTTAAAATTATCAACATGGAATTGTTTCTGAGCACCTTCCTTCTTCTTATCCTTATCCTCATCATCACCGCTCTTAGCATTGTTATCTATAGGAGCTTTATTCTTAGAGGAAGTAATCATAGCTTGCTGATACTTTATCAGATTACTCCACGGAGCATAGTTAAGAGGAACAAACGGCTCATTGCCCCAGTCCACTGCAGGCATCTGCAATTTATTCCGTACCTGATTAATAGTTATAACGCCTTTCTCTAAATACTTCTCATCAATCTCAGCAGTCTTCTTCTCATCATCAATATCAAGATTAGTAGTAGTTAGATAGATGTCATCATAATTCAAATTCTGGTCAGCCCAGAGTAGAACGCTATTCATAGTATACACTATAGTTCTTATCAACGGGATGATAGCATTTTTCTTGAACTGTTCAGTCTGAACTTCTGAGTTCAATTTTCCGGTGGTGTCAGTGAGGATACCGAGTACCATAGGTTGCATACCAAACACAGCCATTATACGGCTTATCAGCAAAAGCTCCCAGTTACTAAATTCCATATCCTTGTGAGTGGTTTTAAGCTCCTGTAGCTTAACATTACCCTTCTCACCACCCATGAATAGAGGGTTGTGGGGCTTGCCTTGATGCTCCTGTAAGTACCAAGACTTCGCTCTCTCTAGAGCGCCCTGACCCTTACCAAATCCAAGATTCTCAAAAATAAACGCCAAGTTAGGCTGAGCATTATTCTCAAAGAACTTGTAATTATAATTCAACATCTCAAAATCACTCATAATACTAACAGCTATAGTAGAGATAGGGGAGAAGCCGTTGGCATAGCCTGCTCTACGGTTTTTAATAAAGTTCATAAAGTCATACTTATCAAAAGTATCTATAATCTTTCTATTTCTAACCTGAGCATATGTTTTCAAATCAGGAAGAGTTCCATCTTTCTGAGGATTAACAAAAAGCTCTTCACCACTAATATTAGCATACAAAGCAATCTTCTTATTTTCGGAATAGCGGGTATCCCGTATCATCTGCATACCGGCTTCATCATAAATCATAATGTCTTTAGTAACTTTTTTCACCAGCGCATTAATACTTTCCATATCAGAATTAGGCTTCAGCAAAATATTCATCACTTGTTCCATGCGCTTCTTAACACCACCATTAACCTTACCATCTGCACCTATCTTAGCTGCTAACGGGCGCGGGAAGATGTCTACCTGAGAAGCTCTCTCCGTAGTCAAGTCCACTATCGCCCTTACCCAATCATTAGTCTCATAGCAACGTGTCTGGAAATCACGAGTAATATTATAGTTATCTTCATCTTCATAATCAGAAGCAACAACAGCATTATCCTTAACATTATCAGAATACCTAATCTGACCTTTAATAGTCTTATTTAAAAACATTTTAGAAGTCCCTAACATACACTATCCTTCTTTCTCATTCTTAGTATTTTTTGGCAAATTTAATTGTACAATTATACAGATTATAGAAATAACAATAGCACCACTAATCTTAATTATAGCATCTGAGATAGAAAAACTTGAACTATACAGTATAATATAACCTATATACAGAATAGAAAAAAGCACCATAGCTAAAGTAACATCAATAAATAATACATAGAGAAGTTCTTCATAGCTTTGGATAAGGGAGATGAGCCACTCTAACTTCAGCCACTTATGTAAAGATTTCCAGAAGTTAAAGATGCGTTCTTGCCTGATGCGCTTGCGGTCTGCATCCCTAATTCTCTTCTCCTCCTCTTTCAACTTTCTCTTCTTCTCCAACTTCACCAGCTCTTTATTCAACTCATCTTTAACCCTATATTCATCAACATTAATTATTTTAGTATCATCATTAACTATACTTGCTGTAGCAGTAGTTGTAACTTGAGGTGACACTTGGTCAACTGGTTCAATGTCATAAAGATTTTTCTCAGGCAAAGAATATATCCCCACTTTCTACCAACTCCGTGACCAATGTTTGTGTAGTGGCAGCAGAGCCATCAGTCAAATCCTTACTACCACTCTCCACCCCCTCTATCTCATACCGTGCCGGAGATATATCAGGGTGGTCTATCTTAGTCCCAATGTCAATAAGCTCCTTACACTCTCGTTTCCAAATAGGGTTAGCATAAGTCCTGAACAAACACTGCTGCATATAATCTTTCATAGTGATGTAGGGGGTCTTGCTCCTATCCACAGAGAACTCCACGCTATCAATCCCACTCCGGTTAAACTCTTGTATGGACTCTTGGCTTCCCCATCTGTCTAGAGTCACCTTCAATATCCCAAAACCCCTCTTCTCCTGTAAGTCAATAACAAACTTCCTCATATCAGCTATGCGAACTTCTTTAAGCTCTTTACGAGCGATAACTTGCAGAACTAAGTCCTGTACTATCCCTAACCTCAGCTCACCATTATACTCCGATAGGTCAACGCCATATGTCTTCTTGTAAAACTCCACCCAAGCCCTATCATAGTTCACCCTCATCGGCTGCAAGTGGGCCATTACAATTCCGCAAGCATCACCACCGTTCCAGATTTGACCTTTGGCTAAGTCTAGGTGAACGGCGTAGTAGTATTGTGCATCACCTTTAAACCATGGTTCCAATATCTCATCAATACCAACAGATATGTCATCAATAGAGTGGCGCTTGCCCTTTACGGGATTGATGGAATACTTGTTGGCTGCGTCTATGCAATTCTCAATAACAAAAGGGTTACTGATGAAGCTATTGGTCTCATAGATAGGATTCTTGCACTCATAAATCATTGCCGCTTTCTCTGGGTCTTTATCATAGTCTTCCTTGAACTGCATTCTCAAGTCAGACTCTTTCTTATCAGTGCGCACCTCATACACAGAATACCTTCTCACAAATGCACGCTGATTAGTTTCCTCCTTCCGCACCAACATACTCATAGGGCAGCTGGCACCGTACTTGTACGATATGGCCATCATCTTACCATACTTGCTACTGCGGCGTACCGAAGAGCCTAACGAGTCATACTGCCCCAGCATCTTGCTGTCTGACTTACCAGAAGCAGCAGCTCCGAAAACATTATCAGCTCTCATAGCTCCTATCTCATCCATCACAGCCAAAACAAGAGTTAAGCCTTCTGCGGTAAACTTATCAGAAGTCAGTGAGTGACAAGTGATGCCGCGATGAAACTCTATCTGGCTCTTCTTGATGTCACCTTCACTCTCCCGCAAGTCCATGTACTTAAATCTCCTGCTGCCAGGGTCAAAGTAAAAATTGCGAGTACTGAACCATGGCATATCAGTATCAGGGTCACGGATGGCTTTGAGGTAGTTGGATAGGTACTTGAAGAAAATATTTTTAGCCTGAGTAGCATTACTGGCAACATTAACCATATCAATAGGTGAGCCTATGCCCAGACCTAAGAAGTGCTGAGGGTTAGTGAGACAACATAGCTTGTAGCCTTGGTAGATGAAGCACTTTGCTACTGTTGAGTCTTTTCCGCTCCCCTTTCCCCACATCAAGATTGCTAAGTTGTAGCGTAGGTCAGTGAACTCATACGGGTCTACACCACAAACTATATCAGCAGCTTCTTGCTGCTTGGGGGTGAAGGGTTCCTTCAAGAAGTGTGAGAAGAAGTACCGAGTATCCACCGGCTCATATCTCCAAATATCACTGTAAGGCTTAAATCCTGTAGGGAACTCTTCTGTGAATGTTTCTGAGTCCTTCTCTTCCCGTAGCCTTTGGGCGCGGGGTTTTGCGATGTCTTCCATCTCATCAAACATGGCATCAAGAGCCAGCACATCTAGCCCTTTACCTGTTGACTTGACTTTTCGCTCTGACTTGAGGAGGTCGTCTATGCGTCCCATCAGAAGTTCACTTTCGGTGATGTCATTACAGGTTTACCCATTGCATCATAGTGACCGGCTTGAAAACCGCTACACCACAAGTCACCATCTTTAAATCTGGGTGATATGATTTTATAGCAATAAGGTGTTCCGTGCCTCATAACCCTTAACGTCAGCTCATCCGATAGGGCCAGCGCTCTTTGAGTCTCGCCATCATCAGTATTGACGCTGACTTTCCTATTGATCAACTCTAGGGCTGCAAACACCTTCTGTGCGAATTTGTCCCAATTAATATACCCAGCATGAATCTCCATAGCAAACACATCATATAGCTTTTTCACTTCCTCACTACCCTCCATCCTGTATAAAATCCCACCGCCCTACGCCGTTCATATACACTTGCTGTTTCCAAGCACACCATTTGATTGGACTTTATCTGGCAACAATTCTGACACATTGGCTTGAACTTCTTCTCATTAATCAGCAGACCTATGAAGATGTAGTTTGAGTCATTCTTACCACATTCACATTTTAAGGTATCTGCTGTGAATTTGTTGGCAACAATCTCATCAATATCTACTTCAGATTTTTTATCAGCAATAATTTTTGGAAGCATATCCAATCCTTTCAGCGCACTATTTCTGGCATGTCAACAAAGAAAAAGAAGCAAAAAGAAATCTTTATATATATAATTAAATTTAAAGTTAAAAGATGATAAATAAGATTTGTATACCCGTTACCCCTAAAGGGGTAACGGTGATTCACGCCACACAATACGTTCAGCAAGTGCTTCGCACTGTGCTGCAGTTTCACAGCAAGTGAAACTGAGCACGAAGGTGTTGTTTTAAAACTTTTCAGTAGAGACATCTTATCACCTATTTGCTTGTGTTAAGTAAATTTTTAACAGCCACAATCACATCCGCTATTTTTGTCTCATTTGAGCACAGAAAAACAGGAACACCAAATTGCTGATATTTCAATAGTTGTTTTGTTACATATGGGTTCACAATATCCAACGCTACCGAGTTATCCTTTACCTCAACAATACAAACGGCCTTGCTACTCCTAAAAACAACTAAATCAAACCAACACCTTTTCCTACCAGTCTCAGCATCTACAGCTCTTACTTCACCGCGCACATCACAGAACTTAGACAACTCAATATATAGCTTGCATTGCACTTCAAATTCAGATAATTTTTTAGGGTAAATAATGCTAGAGTTTTTAAATTTTTTCAGCTTAATTTGGAACTTCTCATCACGTTCAAAATTCTTAACACTTCGCACTCCAGCAGACACACTCCTAAAAGTATTCCAGCTATTAGCATAGCTCCCTCTCATAATCTTAACTCCTTATGTTAAATCATTCAGTATAACAAAATTATCAACATATATTAGTCCTAGCTAAGTATAATATAATACTTTACAACCTTAACTCCTAGACCTGGTTCTAAAAAAGTTTCATAACACCGGAACTATGTAAAATATAATTCCAGTAAATCCTTTTTTAAAGCTCTGTAAAGTATTATATTATAGCTATGAGGAAAAGCTATAAATCCAAAGATGAAATATCTATTATTCTTGATTTTAATAATCAAGTTTGGCGCTGTCATCATGCTACTGAAAGAGTGATGCAACCCAACACTGATGGTATAAATGTTGGCTCTGTCATGGGATTAATGAAGGTGATAATTCACGGGTTCAAACAATCCCGCGAAATTAACCCTACCCTCCTTCCCAAGTTAGTCATCATAGAGGACAGGGCACCTATTAGAAAAAGAAAACTATATGATGAATATCGGGATGCTTTTAAAGACCATCCAGACCCAAGTTCAATCCTCTACAAAGGCAACCGCAAAAGTAAAGGATTAGAGTATAACCCTGTGGATATATGTAAGGAGTTCATGTCCTGCATACCACACGAATCTTGCTACTGTGATGAGGAAGAGGCTGATGATGTTGTGGCTTCTGTTGTACAGAAAATAGGCCCATACTCTCCCGCAATTCTCTACTCCTCAGATAGGGACTTGTGGCAGTTGTTGGATGGGTTCCCTAATCTCCAAATATTCCTAGACAACAAAGGCTCCAAGCCCACTAAAGAATATATGATGAAGAAGTATAGGACTGATGACTTTAGGAAAATATGTCTGCATAAGATTATAACTGGAGACAGTGGTGATAATGTTAAGGGAGTTAGAAACTTTCCTTTTAAGAAGACTATAGAAGCATTCCATAAATGCGATGGTTCTATAGAGAGTTACCTTTACTGGATAGTAAAATTGTGTGGTGATCATGGTAGAGAAACCCTACAACTATTTCAAGAAAACAATATACGTCTGCTACAATTAAACCAGCAACTCATCACTCTCAGGAAAGACTTAGACTATGTTACTGAGAAGGTGGTGAAACCGGATATGGATAAGTGGTGGGTGCTGTGTGAAAACTATGAGATACCTTCAATGATGAACCTTAATTTGATGAATATATTCTGAGCTATTTATATAATCCATATTCATAGTTTCTAAGAGAATTTTTAGTATATTATAGGTATAGGGCGAAGCTCTATACTAAAAGGAAGGAGAAAGAACATGGAAAAGGAAAGCTGTGTTTCTAGTAAGAAGGTATCTATCTACTTTCAGCTTAATCTAGTAGGAGATGCCAGTTTCAATGTACGGCCTAACTCTTTATCAGTATCGCCTTTTAGCTTCTGGGTTAGGAAGATGGGGAGTATGGAGGCTGCCGAGAAGAAAGCCACTGATATGCTGGAAGTAGTCGGTAAGATGGTAGATATTTTTGAAGACTAAGGAGAACTAAATTATGGGTAGAGAAATTAGACGCCCAGAATTTCACGGAGATACCAATATTAAGTATTTCCTAGACCTATGCAAGAAGGCATCCTTTACCGGAGTGCACTGGGCAAAGTTCAAAGTCCTAGACCAAAAGGGAAAGAAGATGTTTGCGGATTTTAGCATTTCCGCTCTCTCCCTCCACCACCGTAGACTCTACTACGGGAGTCAGGGTATATGTTGGCAGTGTGGTGTAGAGGAGGCAGGGCCTAACGGTTACTGTACTACCTGTTACAGTAAGATACAAGAGCTGAATAATAAGCGGTATGCGAAGATAGTTCAGCTCAAGCTCAAAAACAAAAAGGGAAAGAAAAAATGCTCTCTGAAAACGAAATAATACCATATTGGTCTGAACGTGCCCACCGGCTCAAGGCCACTGCTGTAGGTTATGGTGATAAGGCACTATCAGAACAAGACAAACATTACCAGATTACTACTGACTTTATTAAAGCTAATATAGATGTCAATTTAAATACTATTGATTATGGTTGCGGGATAGGGCGCTACTCCCCCATATTTAAGGGTAAGTATGTTGGTGTGGATGTGAGTGAAGAGTTGTTGCAAATAGCCAAGAAAAACAATGAAAACTGTGAATTTAAGCTGCTTTCGCAGCCTTTTCTGCCAAAATTTGCACATTTTTCATCAGATTTAGAACAGTTTTTCACAGCCACCGTACTGCAACATATTAATGATGATATGGTGCATAAGGTCTACCAATCACTCTTCAACCTCAATCCATATAAGCTAAAAACAATAGTAGCTTATGAGAACTCTGAGAATTGGACTAAGCCCCATGTGGTGGGAAGGATGCCGGAGCTTTATGTTAAATTTATTACTGATGTTGGGTTTAGGATAGACAACATACACTATAATTCTATAATAGTTAAAGGTGAAAAACATACTCTAACATTAATAGACTTAAAGCCTATGAAACTGAACAGCACAAGGAATAGCAATGAAACCGTCTAAGTTAGATATACTGAGTTACCTGAATATGTCAGAAGACGCTCGCCTATCCTACGGAAGATTGAAGGAACTCTATGATGGAGTGATCTGGATAGAGGACAAGGGCACCAACACCCAAGGCTTCGCTTTGCTGGATAGTGATTGTAATGAGCTGGTCTTTGCGTTTCGCGGTTCCCAGCAATTGCAAGATTGGTTCAACGACTTCAACGCATTCCACATGGTGTGTCCCTACGGTAACACAGATTCCAAAATCAAGATACATCGCGGTTTCCTAGAATGCTATAAATCGGTTCGGGAACAAATCCACGACATCATCAAAAGACACCTCCGCTTCTACTACATAAAAGCTATATTAGGAACAGGCCATTCTCTGGGCGGTTCCCTAGCTACCCTATTCTGTGTTGATGCACAGTACAACTTTGAATCTGAAATATTAGAGAATAGTAAAGATTGTGAGGAGTGGAGGGGAGTGATTGGGTTTACTTCCGGCGCTCCCAAGGTCGGGAACAAACAGTTTTGCGCCTCTTTTAATAAGCGCATCCCCAACTTCACCAGGACATATCACCGTAGGGATTGGGTGCCGATGTGCCCGCCTACTGCTTTCGGGGGAGTTATCCACGGCGGCTATCACCATGTAGGAAATCCTAACCCGCTCGGCACATTCAGCCCATTACAAGGTCTGCAGCACTGGATCACCTCTCTCCGCAACCCCAAAGATTTAATATCAGACATCGCATCACACTCCATAGACCTCTACAGGGAGTGTATATGAGTAATGAGTTGTTTATATTGTACGAAGCATATAAGGCTGAGTCCCTAAAAAGGCACCAAGAGCCCCTACCCTTTAAGAGATGGTTGGGGGAGGTGTACTCACCACCGAAAGGATGTCAGAAATGCAGCTCAACGCAAAAGCTCTTACTGAAAAGATTAAAGTAAGACTACACCCCAAAACTCTAACCATAGAGATAATAGACCGGAGAACTGGTATGGTTTGTAAGGCGATACAGGCCATAAACAAAGTCCACTACTATCATCTCTACTATGAGCTCACCATGATGTTTCGCGGTGAGCGGTTTAGCCTAGATTCCCTTAAACCTTTAGAATAGAAGGAGCCTAACATTATGGATTGTCCACGTTGTAAGAACAAGAAAACCAAAGTCGTAGAATCCCGCCCCTACCCATTCACAGTCTCAAGGATCAGAGTCTGCAAGGGTTGCCAGTATTATTTCAAGACCGAAGAACACCAAGTCCCAGTAATAGTGAAAGGACGCACCGATGTTGCCCAGTGACGCCGCTATGGATAACGGCAGCAAGTGCAATGCCATACAAAATGCACTTCAGAAAGTAGAAATAAGTATCTCCCATCAGCAAGCACAGGAAGTTCTGATTGCTATGAGGGAGGAAGGGCTCATCATCACATTCTCCCGAAGTAGGTGCAATGGCTGCAAACTCTCAAAACCAGAAAGTAAGGGATAAATGTCTCTACAATCAAAAGTATACCTAGCCATATCTCAAGGTCTAGACCTCCATCACCCAACAAGAACCATAACCAATAATGTTATGGCAGAAATTCAGAAAAACACCATTCTACTAGAAGACCTAGAAAACATATTGTTAGTTCACCTATCAGGAACAACATCCCTATGCACCAAAGTCAACGATGTTAGGGAAGGGATAATGAAAGCAGTCAAGCAACACATAAAATATAGTGTATAATTATCATACGCCATATTCATATAACCCCAACCCTTTTTCTAGTATATTATAAGTATCCTCTAATAGAGAAGGAGATTAGTACTTATGTTGCTGCTCTTATTCTTAGCACTATTGAAGCCGTGGCTGATGGTTCCGACTATGTTCCTCTACCTCATCATCATCGCTAACGCCTACATCATATACTATAAACACATATGTATCCCAAAGGAAACAGCATGAAAATAGGTTCCTTAGTCCATGTTATAATCGCTAACGATTCTCTTCATATTATAGAAGCCACTCTAATCACCAGAAACAAAACTCACTCAGACGTCCAAATCAATGACATCCTAGTAGAACAGCTCCCCAACCACTTCATCTTCAAAATCCCTCTATTCCGTAGGATACTAAATAAGGTAGAGAAGTGGTGCCTAGCATAAATTATCCCAATAAACAATATCAAAGGAATTATAATGCAAAATATCCAGCAAACTAAATCTAAAGTCTTCTCCGTTATAGAGAAGCAGACCAATCTTAAAGCATCTCAAATTAATCCTGACCTCCCTATTCGGGAACAAGCCAACCTAGACTCCATGCAATTCGTAGCCATAATAGCTCATGTAGAAACCGTACTGAATATTGAGCTACCGATAGAGGCTATGGCAGTGGACACCCTAGACCAATTCCTCACCATAGTCTATAAAGCAGTAGCGAAAGGGGTGTCTGAATGCATATAGAGAAAGGACTTAACCAAGTGAAAATCAGAATCGTAAAGATCATTACCAATGGCAGCGAAGACTTTTTTATTATTGATGAAACGGAAAAGCCCTTCCTAATAGGAAGAGCTGACTCCCTCTCATCAGTAATTAAAAGTATAGTAGAGAGGCTGGGTGTTGAGTTGATTATTGAGCCTTTTCCAGGAGATTACCTGTTTAAGCTGTTGTCTGACAGAAAGGACTCTAACAATGTTAATGCCTAATTCCATAATAGAAGCTCCAGGATTCTACATATCATATAATCCGTATGATACGGATACTTATGGATGTTGTACTACGGCCCTAGTAATAGGGAACATGGAACACTTCTACATACTGAACGGAGACCACCGGACTCCCTATAGTGAGCGGATAGAGAGAGGGCTGATGGCGTGTTTAGCCTATTTCCAAGACAACATCCACCTCAAGAACAAGCATAGCGAGAGCCTCACTCCAGCCCAAACTCCCCTATTCTATTTTAAGTATAGCACATAAATGTGCTCTTAGTCTTAGCGCTTAGTATTGTGTCTGTAATTTGTGGTCTGTAATCTTCAGGCATTATCTTCGGTGGTGTGAATATTGCCGTCTGAAAACCCAATTTTCATAATCTGCAAAATTTTTATCCTAGCGGAAAATCTGAAAAGTCATTTTTATAAATCCAGAAAAATTTACCCTAGCGGCGCGTTGGAGATAATCTAGGCACCATACGCCAATTTTCTACGTCGCAGACTACCCCCCCTCCTTTACCAATAAGAATACTTTACTTATAAGAGTACAAGACATATTACCTTTACTTATAAGAGAGACACTTGCAACGCACAAATACAATGTCAATATTAAGTATAAATAAAAAGGGAAGGTCATTACAACCTTCCCTTTACTTATAAGAAGTATTTATTTACTTCTTAATAACGGCCATATCCTTATCGGTTATACCTTCAGGAAGTACGAAGTTCAAAATCACACCTTCCTTTATCTTCTTAAAAAGTAAAGAGGAAACCCGTTTCAGATTATTATATCCCGTAGGATAAATAGTTTTCTTTACAGATTCGGGATTCTTCAAATACTCAGTAGCCGTAGACAGGAAACGGTCACCGCTTATTTTATTCTCACCTTTTTTCGCCGCAAGGGAAAACACCGCACGGGTAAATACAGAAGTACCTTCATCCGCCACCCGTAGTACATAGTTACCTTTTCCGGCCACAGTACTTACTTTCTCAGCGGCACCCGAAATACGGGAATTTAAAAGAGCGGACAAACGGGCTTTTTCGTTCGCATAGATAGAGGTATTAGTCGTATTCATAATAGGCCACCTTTTCTTTTTTCGGACGTTTAAAAATTAGTTTTCGGACGTTTAAAGAATAGCGCTCTATAGTTTCCTTTATCCTATAGAGTAAACGGGTTTATATTTTTCAGAGCCAAACGGGACAATTCTTTATAACCTCTTAGCTTCGCAAATTTACCCGTAGAAAGATACGTTTCCACATCTCTCTTTATACGGGCTTTTTCTCTTATAGCTACAGCCTTCACATACTCTCTTATTTCTTTTTCTTTTTTCGTTAGCATCTTATTAGTAGTAGTAGTCGTATACATCTTATTCACTCCCCGTTTAAGTTTTTCTTATCTCGTTTCCCTTACTTAGTAATATAAGGAAAAATCTATTTAAATTCTAAAATATTTTATCTTAGAAAATACATGCTTTATAAGTGTGTGATTTATATAGAGTTATAAGAGAATATATTTTAAAAATAAATAATATCGCGCGGGAATTTAACTTTAAATTGTGAAATCTGC